CAGACGTTACTATCTTGCACAACCATTGAACTTCCATGACAAAGAAATTCAACTTAATACCACAGATGGATTGGCCAAGCCTAATCTAAGAACACTGGAACCGGGTGTGTTGTTTATAGAAGGCGAAAGAATTGAATACTACAGAATAGATGCTGACAACAAAGTGAGTCAACTGAGAAGAAGCACTAAAGGAACAGGTATAAAAGACGTATACCAATCAAACACAGAAGTATTTGACCAAAGTGCTCATCAAACTGTTCCTTACAAAGATCAGACAATTACCCAAGTTTACACATATGATGGTGTTGATGCAACATTTGAACTGGGTTGGGCGGCACAAAGCACCAATGAGTTTGAATTGTTTGTTGGTGGCGTGAGAATGCGTAAAAACAGTACACAGTCTTTTGATGTGACCAAGGATTTAGACAGTCCAGATGCTGATATTACACTACCAGCAGAATATTCAGTGACAAATGTTAATCCAAATGAGTCAACATTTACCATAGCAAACACCACGAATATACCAACTGGTACTAAAATCACGGTAATTAGACGTGTTGGTAGAGTTTGGAACGAAATTATTGACGAAAATACAACAAAAACACTATCTCAAACAGATAATCGCATAGGAAATTTCTTACGAGAAAAAGAAGTGACTTTGCCGCAATAAATACAAGGAGAAAACTATTATTATGACACAAATCAGAGATAAAAACGGTGTAAGCATACAAGGTCATATCAAGATACATGATCCTGAATCCGGCAAGGTGTATGTGAACAAACGCAATGCTATTCATTATGAAAACATGAGTTTAGCACTTGCACAAAGTATCGCCAATGAAGGCAAAGGATTTATAAGTTCTATGGCTTTTGGTAATGGTGGTACATCAATTGACCCTACAGGTATTATTACATACTTGACGCCAAACAGCACAGGCACTAATGCAAGTCTTTACAATCAGACATACAGCAAAATTGTTGATGACAGATCAGTTTCAAATCTAGATCCACAAAGAAACAAAATAGAAACAAGACATCTAAGCGGAACAAACTATACAGATGTATTGACTACTTGTTTGTTGGACTACGGTGAACCAAATGGTCAAGATGCAGTGGACAATGCAACCAACACTGAAGGAACATATGTGTTTGACGAATTAGGTTTAGTAAGTTACAATGCAAACGGAACAGGAAACTTGTTGACTCATGTAATATTCCATCCGGTGCAAAAATCATTGAACAGATTAATACAAATTGATTATACAGTAAGAATACAAAGTTTATCTGGTTTACTTGGAGAGTAATAGATGCCATATACAATAAATTTTAGTGATACAATAAACAAGCAGGCTATTACTGTCAACGATGGCAGTGTACCTAATCAAGAAACGTCACTTCAATTTCCAGGAAAAAATTCTAACAACTACGGACAAGTAATAGGTGAAAACTTTTTACATCTATTAGAAAATTTTGCAAAAAACTCAGCACCGTCTAGACCGATAGAAGGTCAACTATGGTATGACATTACTCCAGGCACAAACCAACTTAAAGTTTACGATGGAACAAACTGGGTATCAAGTGGTGGATTAAGAAAAGGTGGTAATCAACCAGGTGCATCAGAAAGTACTGCAGGTGATTTATGGGTAGACACTGGTAACCAACAACTGTATTTGTTTACAGGTTCAGGTTGGATACTTGTAGGTCCAGAATTCAGCACAGGTTTATCTAGTGGTACAAAGCCAGAGTCAATTCAAGGCACAGATGACCTTGCACATTCAATAGTAAAAATTCAAGTAGGTGGTAAAGTAGTTGCAATTATATCATCTGAACAGTTCACGCCAAAGGCAAACATTGCAGGTTTCAGTACACTTCAGCCAGGAGTTAATTTAAGTGCAACAGATGTTGAAGGTGACGGCATTCCTAAAATGTACGGAACTGCAGAAAAAGCCGACGCACTTGTTGTTGGTAGTCAAACAGTTGCGGCAAACAATTTTTTAAGATCAGACACAACAAGTTCATCAGACTTTGGAATTAAAATTAAAAACAACGCAGGTGTAGAAGTAGGTTTAAGTGGAACACTTAAATTGAGTGTTGAAGGACAAGCGGGTGTATTAAGTCATCAAACAGCAGGATCAAACATTGATATAAAAGTAAATGACAATGGTGTAAGTCGTACTGTAATGAGAGTAGACTCTACACAAAAAGTAGGAATTAACACAACAGCACCAACAGAAGCATTAGAAGTATCTGGAAATATTAAAACAACAGGTGCAGATGCAAGTTCAGGAAAAATTATTGTAGACAATACAACAGATTCTACAAGTGTTGGCACAGGTGCTATCACAACAGTGGGTGGTATTGGTATTTCAAAAAGTTTAACTGTTGGTGAAAATGCGTCAGTAGGTGGAAACCTAACTGTTGATGCTATAATGCCAAATGAAACACTAACACACGACATAGGTTCATCAGATAAAAAATTCTTAAATGTATACGGAAATCAATTTTATGGTTCATTTAACGGTAATGTTTCAGGAAGTTTGAACGGTGTTGCAACACAATCCAATCAATTAACAAGTGCAACAACTTTCCAAATGACAGGAGATGTTTCTGCAAGTGGTTTTCAATTTGATGGTACTGGTGACCTTGTAAAAACTTTTACAACTTCAATTTCAAATGCATTTATTTCAAGCAAACAAAGTGTAGGAACTTCACAAAATTCAGACGAACTATTATTAAACAGAACTGAAGGAACAACAGGTTTATTTAGAACAACAGTAAAAACAATTTTAGACACAGTACCAACTCCACCGATTGGTTCAGTGATTGCCTTTGCTGGTGCAAATGCTCCAACTGGTTGGTTATTGTGTGATGGACAAGAAATAAACAGATCAACATATGCTTCATTGTATGGTGTGGTTGGTTTACAATATGGTACACCTTCTTCAACATCATTGTTTAAAATACCGGATTTAAGAGGAAGACAAGTGCTAGGAAAAGACAACATGGGTGGTACAAGTGCCAACAACACTGTGGATTCAGTTGCAGATACTTTGGGTGGCTTTGGCGGAGCAGAACAAAAAACAATAGCAAAAGAAAATTTACCAGATCACGAACACGATTTGAGATCAGACAATCAAGATCAATTTTATGTTACAAGAAATGTTGCAGATGCACCTACAGATCCAGAAGTTATTCAATTTAATGGACCTACAGGAATAAACACTGCTCAAGCACTAGCAAGTTCAGGTGGTGTAAGTGGCACAGTAGGCGAGTCATTTAATGTAATGGATCCTTTCTTAACGTTAAACTACATAATTTACGCAGGAGCAACGGCATAATATGTCATATAAACTAAACAAAACAGACGGAACTATATTAACTGACTTGGTTGACGGTACAGTTGATTCCACTAGCAGTGATTTAACACTTATAGGAAAAAATTATAGTGGCTTTGGTGAGTTTCTAAATGAAAACTTTATAAAACTTTTAGAAAATTTTTCAAGTACAGATGAACCTGCAAATCCAATCAGAGGTCAACTTTGGTATGATACATCAGAAAACAAATTAAAAATTTATAACGGCAGTCAATTCACAAGCAGTGGTGGAACAACATTGTCTGCTCAAACTCCAAATGCAGTTGCAGGTGATTTATGGATTGACACAACTAGACAACAATTATATTTCTTTGATGGCACAGGAAATCCAATATTAGCAGGACCAGTATACACAAAAGAACAAGGCAAATCAGGTTTTGAATGTATTAGTGTGTTAGACACACAAAACCAAACAAGAACTGTAATAATGTTTTACGTTCAAGGAGAAGTGGCTGGTGCATATTCAAATGTTGTGTTTACTCCAGCAGTGAGCGATAGAGAACAGTTGACTGCGTTTGTAACAAGTGCAAATCCTTCAGCAACTTTGCAAAAAGGTTTTAATGCTGTAGATGACACGTTCAAGTATGTAGGAACTGCCACAAAAGCAGAAAGTTTAATAATAAACAATCAAACTGTAAATGCTTCAAGTTTTATTAGAGATGATGTTGATGAAATTATGCAAGGTTCACTTACTGTTCAAAACAACAGTGGTGTTACAGTTGGTGCAAGTGGTGACGGTTCATTTAGAGTTGAATCTAATGTGTTAACAATTAGAAATAATTTAACAAACGGTGATATAAAATTTAAAACTGACAAGCAAGGTGTAGTACAAACTGCCTTGCACGTTGACGCAGGTCAAAGTTATGTTGGTTTATGGAAAGACAATCCTACAGCAAGTTTAGATGTTGCAGGTGATGTTAGAATTTCTGGAAACTTAACTGTTGAAGGCAGTAACACAGCAATTGAAGTTGATGAACTTCGTGTAAAAGACAGAACAATAGGATTAAGCGTTGACGAAAACAATGCACCTGTAACAGATGACGCAGGAATAAATGGCGGTGGTATTGAATTATTAACTACTTCAACTAATCATAAAACTTTAACCTATTCTTACAATGCCAGTGCGGCAACAGAGAGATGGGAAACAAATATCAATATGGGTGTTGCAACAGGCAAAGCATTCAAAGTTGGTGCTGATGATGTTTTATCAGGTGACACATTAGGAACAAATGTTATTAATTCAAGTTTAACGAATTTAGGTACACTGACAAGTCTTGCAGTTGATACTTTAACAATAGACAATCAAATCATTTCAACAAGTGCTGGCAATTTAGGATTGGGTGCAAACACAAATGTAATTGAAATTCAAAGCAGTGCAAGAATCACAGGACTTGGTGATCCATCAGCGTCAAGCGATGCGGCAACCAAAGGTTACGTGGACAGTAAAGCAGTACTTGGTGTACAATTAGATATTTCAAGTTTAGGAAATAAAGACCTAGGGTCAAACTATCAAGGTATTGCAGACATATTACAAGATATGTTTCCAGTAGATGGATATTCAAGAGGTGTTGGTGCTGGTGAAGGTTCAGTAGACACAAGTGCATTAGGCACAAGTTCTATTCCACCAAGAGCATTAGGCACACTGGCAAGAGTACAAACAACAGATTATTCAGCAGGTGGTGGTGTAACCATAGCAAGTGCAGATTTAGACACAGCAATTGACACATTTACTATTGCTGTTGATAGAACAATTTCAGCAAACGCACAAACTATTGTTTCAATCACTTTAGGTGCTACAACTACAATAGAGTGTGCAAGTGCTCATGGTTATGAAGCAGGTGAAACTGTTACAATTTCAGGAGCAAATGTAGACGCAATTAACGATGGTGGTGGTAACAACACAACATTGAATACAACATTCACAGTGGTAAGTGCTGAATTATTGGGTAACCCAGGATTTACAAAATTAACAATCAATTTGGACACATCAGCAGGAAATTTAATTAACAATTACACTCCAAACAGCGGTACAATAGAAAGAGTACCTGTGTTGGGTAATTCAAACAAATCAGTTATAGAAAGTTTAGGATTCAACAACCTAGCAGGTAGCATGTCAATGACACCAGTTAGAAAATTATTACAATTTGGTGTTGTTGATGATGGAGGCACAACAAAGTGGGCGTTTGATAAAGAAATTACACCTACAACTCCGTATTAATTTGTTATAAATACAAGGAGAGAAGAATTATATGGCATATACAATAAACAAATTTGATGGCACTTTATTATCCTCAGTTGATGATGGTACAATAGACCAGTCTACTAGCCTACGTTTTGTGGGTAAAAACTATGCAGGATACGGCGAAATCCAGAACGAAAACTTTTTACACTTACTAGAATCATTTGCTAGTTCTAACAGTCCAGCAAGACCGATAAGTGGTCAACTTTGGTTTGATGCAGGCACTAATAAATTAAAGTTTTATGATGGTACAAAATTTAAAACAACAGGTGGTGCTGAAGTATCAGCAACGCAACCAACAGGACTTGTAACAGGTGACTTTTGGTGGGACACTTCCAATGAACAGTTGTACGCATACAACGGAAGTTCATTCACACTAGTAGGTCCACAAGGCGTTGGAGATGCTGTAACACAATTAAGAAGCAGAACAATCGTAGACACAACCAATGCAAGTAATTTAATTATTGAAGCAGTTGTTAACGATGAAGTAATATATGTAATATCACAATCTGAATTTACAGTTTCAACGGCAGACCCTGCCAATGTTATCACAGGCTTTGATGTAATTAGAGCAGGTTTAACTTTAAAGAACACACAAAACGCAACTAACGGTGTAACATCAACTGATCATCAGTTTCATGGAACATCTTCTAATGCATTAAGATTTGGTGGAAAATTACCAACAGAATTTTTACAATCAGGCGGAAGTGCATTCCAAGGTTTAGCAAGATTCAGTGACCAAGGATTTTTATTAGGTGACGACGGTGACTTAAGAGTTGACATTCAAAATGACAACGAAGTACACATTGGAAATGAAATAGGTGATGAAATTGTATTTAAAGTAAATGCATCTGGACCAGTAACTGAAATTGCAAGAATTACAACAGACGGTTTTGAACCAAGTGCATCAGGCGTGAGAACAATTGGTACAGCCACAAACAAGTGGGATGAAATGCATTCTACAGCATTTAAAGGAAACGCAGATTCATCTACAGGAATTTTAGCAGGTGGAACAGTTTATGCTGGTAACACAGGTGCTGTTGCAAACTCAACTCCATTAAGAGATCAATCAGGAAATATTTCAGCAGTTGTGTTCAATGGTATTGCTTCACAAGCCAACTATGCTGACTTGGCTGAAAAATATTCAACAGACAAAGAATACGAAGTTGGAACAGTAATGACAATACAGAGATCAGGCAGTGCAGAAATGACAGCGTGTGATGAAAACTCACAACCTTTAGGAGTTGTTTCAGAAAAACCTGCTTTCTTAATGAACAAAGATGCAGATGGACAATCAATTGCTTTGGTAGGACGTGTTCCAGTAAAAGTTATAGGTGCAGTCAAAAAAGGAGATAAAGTTTATGCTTCTGAGGATGGCACAGCGTCAACTGACGGTGACAATTTGGTAGGCTTTGCATTACAATCAAATGAAGATGATGCCATAAAAAATATCGAGGTAATGCTTAAATTATAAATATTACAATAGAAGAAGAATACAATGGCAATTATAACAGCAACAAGATACAACAATTTAAGATCAAGTGTTGATTCAGTACTTGGCGTAGGAACAGGTAACTCAGGTTACGGTCAAACACTGCAGAGTTCATCTGTGAGTGTTGGCGATTTGGTTCAAGCAGACGACCTAAACAATCTATACGAAGACGTGAGAAAATCATACAGACACCAAAATGGTGGTGATCCAACTGCGGCACAACTACAAGAAGTGGTTGCAGGTGAATTAATTTATGATGACGACACAACAGACTTCAAAGGTTGGGATCAATATGAAGCACTAGCAACAAGCATTACAACAAACAGGTTAACAGTTGCAGGAGCATCTCTACAACAGTACAATTCAACAGTTTCGAAAACAAGAACATCAACTTGGAATTCAACAATTGAACGCAGATTCAACATGAGTTTTGCAACTGCCAATGATGCAAGATACTTTTTTAATTCCGGTGGAACATTAAAAATTACATCATCAATTTCAGGTGGTAGTGGTTCTAAAACAGCAGACTGGAAAAACAACATTTTAGGTCCTGCAGGTACAATCACTATCAATTACACATCCACATCAAGAAGTGGATCACAAGGTACAACAACCAGTCAAGGTTGGTATGATTTCAATGTTGGACAAAATTACACAGTGTACAGTCAATTGAATGGCGGTACTGGTGTGTACACAGAAAATGATTACTACATTGTGGTACAAAAAACTTCAACATCAAACCTTTATGTGCGTGTGATATTCAGAGATCAAGACGCAGGTGACCAAACAGGTTCTGGTGGACCAGTAGATGAAGATGTTAACGGAAGTTTGACAGTTTCCGTACAATACCAAAAAGCCATCACAAACGTGGTAGGTCCTGTACCATCATTCAGTGTAGCGAGCGGTAGCACACTCTAAATCATTGACTCACACACAAAATTTTGCTATAATACTTGCAAAGTTATGGAATCAAAAATATCTAATATACTAGAATATGCAGATAGATTGTCTGCAATAGAAAATCAAAAAGATATACTGTTGAGACAATTTGAAGAAAACAGTATTCTGTATTGGAATGGACACCAAGTCACTGCTAATTCAATCCTTATTGCAGAAGTCAAAAGTTATTTGGACATGGGCAGAACGCAAAATATCACTCTGCTGGATGATTTTAAAACTCCTTTTGCAGTTGCAGACACAGAAAAATTTTCAATTACACTATCCACCAAGTATCAAGAAGCATTGCAAACCTATCATGCAGAGTACAATAAACTGATGTCTTCAAAGGGAGATTTAGATGCATGATAAAGGTGTATTACTTCACGCTCACGGTAGACAGCCAATAGATTACATAAGCCAAGCAATTTTTTGTGCTTCGCAAATTAAAAAATTTTTGCAACTGCCTGTTGCTCTTGTAACTTCAGAAAAGAATATTTCAGAAAAATGCTTTGATCATATCATAAATGTTGAAGCATCTAATACCAAACAAAAAAGAACATTCATGGATGATGACAACATGAAGGAAGTTGTTTGGGACAATCACAGTCGTGTCGACAGTTTTGCACTTACTCCTTTCAAAGAAACTATTGTGATGGATACTGATATGATAATTGGCAACAGCAACTTGCTAAAATGTTTTGACAGCAAACAAGACTTGTTGATAAACAACGAAGCAATATATCTTAATAAAAATCACAAGCAAAATTACCATATTGAATACATGGACAATTTTATAAAAATGTATTGGGCAACTGTGTTTTATTTTAAAAAAACTAATTGGACAACACAGTATTTTGACCTAGTGAAACATATTAAAGCAAATTATCAGTTCTACAGATTTGCCTACAGCATTAATGAAACAAAATACAGAAATGACTATGCTTTCACTATTGCTATGCACATGATGAATAACTTCACAGCGAGACCAAATGATCGAGCATTGCCAATCAAGTTGTTCTATGTTACTGACAAAGACAAAGTACTGGATTTTACAAACAATAAATGGAAATTTGCACTGCCTAAAGATGATGGCACATATTATAGATGTAATATAAACAATGCCAATATGCACGTGATGAATAAGTTTGCATTGGATAGGATATGTAATGAATACAACTAGAGGTTATTTTATATTTGTGCAAGCCAGCGAACAAAAAGATTATCTCGGTCAAGCAGTTGCATTGGCTAAAAGTATAAAAATTTTTAATGAAATTAACAATGTTTCTATCATGACCAATTGTGTGCTAACAGATGCACAACGTAAATGTTTTGACAAAGTGTTTGATATACCAGGCAATGATGAGGCTTCTGCACAAGATTGGAAAATACAAAATAGACACAAAATTTATGAAGCAAGTAAATATGATGAAACTATTGTGTTGGATAGTGATATGTTGTGCTTGAGCAGTTTAGATTATTGGTGGAATATCTTGGCACACACAGATTTATATTTCACAAATCAAGTTAAAAACTTTATGGATGAAACCGTAGTCACACATCCTTTGTATAGAAAAACATTCATTGCCAACGACTTGCCTAATATCTATTGTGGTATGTTTTATTTTAAAAAAACAGAATACAATGATAAATTTTTTGCATTGTTGTCAGAAGTTATGCAAAATTATAAAAAATATTCAAGAATGTATTGCAATGAACACAAACAGCAATGGTGCAGTTTAGATGTGTCCACAGCAATCACTTGCAAAATAATGAAGTTTAAAAACACAATAACCAATAAAAACTTGACTTTTACACACATGAAAACAAGACTGCAAAAATGGAATGTGGATGAAAATTGGATTAATGAAATACCAGTTGCATATGATGACAATTTGCAAATCAAAATAAACAATGTGGTGCAAAAACAATTACTGCATTATGTCCAAGACAATTTTTTAAACACAGAACTCCAACAAATAATAGATAGAATATGGAAAGAAAAGACATACAGTTTGGCGTAGAAAAAGTACAGCACACATGGTACTTTCATTTTGATGCAGGCACAGGCATGATTGAAAGCATGAGTGTTGTCCAACAAAGTAATTCGATTGAGATACCCGACACACTAGCAGAAGCAATACACAAAGGCAGTGAAAACATGGCGTTTTACAAAGTGTTATTTGAAAATGGAAAATACAAATACATAAACACTGTAAAAGTAACTCCTGAAGATAATGTGCCAAATAATGATGATTTTGCTAATTTAAATTTTTACAAACTGCAAGAAAATGATTTAGAATCTAAAATTGTTTTTACACACACAGACAAGCAGATATTGATCAGTGCCACCGAATCTATGAAACACACAATAAAAGATTCATTTAAAAAAGATAGTACACATAGATTTTATGTTTGTAAAAAAAATGATCACAGCATACTACACAAAATGATTGAACTTAATTTACAAGATTTAGTAGATCAAAATATCACAGTGCCTGTTGATGTAGAGAAAAAAGATTGCAGTATATTTTGTAGAAAAATTTTGGAGTACAGTCATGTATGATGTATTTTTTATAGATGTAAAAGAACCTAATGCAGAAAAGAATTATGAATTGTGCAAACAAAAAGCACCCAATGTACACAGGATCAGTGGAGTAAAAGGCATACATCAAGCACATCAAGTGGCGGCAAAAATTTGTTTAACAGAAATGATGTATGTGGTAGACGCAGATGCTGTACTTGTTCCAGAATTCAATTTTAATTACAAAGTGGATCAATATGATCTAGATGTTGTCCATGTGTGGCACAGTAGGAATCCAATTAATGATTTAGAATATGGATATGGTGGAGTCAAATTATTTCCCACTTTACTCACAAGAAAAATGGATTTGAACACAGTGGATATGAGCACCAGCATCAGTGATAAGTTTAAAGTCATGCCCACAGTGAGCAACGTTGCAGAGTTCAACATAAACAATTACAGTGCATGGCGCAGTGGCTTTAGAGAGTGTGCAAAACTGAGTGCCAAGGTGATAGATAGACAAGTGGATACAGAAACAGAAAAAAGATTGGACACATGGTGTTCTGTGGGAGCAGATAGACCTTTTGGAGATTATGCCATTGCCGGAGCCAAGGCAGGCAGAGAGTTTGGAGCATTAAATAAAAACACAGACAAAATGAATTTAATAAATGATTATTCTTGGTTAGCAAATAGGTTTAACAATGACACAGCGTAATATAATAAAAATTGCAGAGCAGGACTTTGTGTTCCTCAGTTATGCTGAACAAAATGCTGAGAAAAACTTTGCTGATCTTAAACGGAAAATACCTTGGGCAAAACGTGTGCATGGTGTAGATGGTATAGATGCCGCTCACAAAGCCTGTGCAGAAGTTTCAGACACAGAACATTTTATAACAGTTGACGGTGACACAATAGTAGATCCTAAATTTTTAAATGTACAACTGGACACCACAGTGCTTGGATTGACAGATGATTATCAATTCAGTTGGACTGGCAATATTAATGTAAACAATTTAAAATACGGCAACGGCAGTCTTAAAATGTGGACTAGAGATTTTGTTAGAAATATGAAAACTCATGAAAACACAGACGGCACAGATGAAACACAAATTGAATTTTGTTATTTTGACAAATACTATCAATTGCCAGAATGTTATTCTACCAGCGTTATAAATTCTACACCTTCTCAGGCTTGGAGAGCAGGTTTTAGAGAGGGAGTCAAAATGAGTTTGAATCGTGGCAAGAGAGTGCAAGACATTAACACAGAAATATGGATAAACAATCTACAAAAATTATTGATATGGATGAACGTGGGTACAGATATTGATCATGGTTGGTGGAGTTGCTTCGGCGCAAGACACGGATGTTATCTTACAATGTGTACAGATTGGGACACAAACAAAACAAGAGATTTTGCACTTCTAGATGAACTATGGAATGAAGTTGAACAATCCAATGCTGAACAATTGATGAAACATTACAGCGAGTCATTAATTGATGTGGGTGTTAACATTGGCATGACGCCTCTTGAACCTCAACAGAGCAAATGGTTCAAACAAGTGTATGTGAATAGTCCCAGACGTTTTAAGTAGAAAGTTTCCCAGTCAAAAGATATCTTGTACCTCTTGAATCTTCGATTTCATCTTGATGCAATACTTTTGCATTTGAAGGCAACTGTTGTATAAACTCTTCCAAGTTGTTCACAGTGTTTGTGTGTCCTTCAATATCATGCATATTGTTAGATGTAAAGGCAAAATAGGCTTCACTGTGTGCCAGTGCTTCTAGATGTTTCATAGATTTCATATGTTCACAAGATGTGTTAATAATAACATCAGCATTCATGATCCTTCCATGTCTATCTTTATCAAAAACATCACTGGTAATAAAATCAACATTAGTGTAATGATTGAACAATCTGTTTTTTGCAACTGATACCGCATTGGTATCAATATCTATAAGTGTGATTCTTTTAACTTGTTTGAAAGCAGGAATAAGGATACTGCCATACCAACCACCCAGGATAACAACTTCACTGTCGGCATCCAATATGTTGAGATTGTTCACACTGCTGATTAACTTTTCTTTTGATGCAAACTGATTAGGACTGAACGAATCCAAAAGGTCAGAATTATTTCTGGCTTCAGCCATAATGTTTTTGAATAATTTTGAGTCTACATCCATTTTATTATCTCGTCTATTTCGGGTTTTCTATCGTCTTCTAATCTGTTCCATCGTTTTAACATTTCATTTCTATAAACTTGTTTGTGACCAATTGTCATCAGCACAGAGGGTCTATACTTGGAATGAACCAGTCCTGCTTTTCTCCATTTGCTTATATCTCTAAAAAAACAAGAAGTATAAGATACATCAATATCATATTCTAATAGATACGTTGTTAGATTTTGTATAAACATACCTACCTCAACTGACACAGAATCACTGATATGATCCACTCTGTCAGGAAATGCTTGGTCATAAAACATTCCTTGTCTAACTTGCTCTTGATAAAATTTGTTAGGTTCTCGTGGTTCTTGATGAATACACAACAAATATGCGTTGTGCTTGATGTGAGCATAAAAAGGATTTTCTTTTCCTTTTTCTGTGATTGTTTGTTGTCCTCTTGCCACTGCACTTTTTTCCGCTTTGATATGATTTTTGTGAACCATTTGATGTACTAGTTCTTTTTCCTTATGATGTGTAGGACCATACACAAAAACTTTGTAAGCCATGGCATTATTTTTTGATGGTGAAGTTTTCCATGCTTTCCACAGTGCAGATTCTACGTATTCTTTAGGAGGTATTTTACCTTTTATGTATGATTGCACATGATGACGGTTTTCCAACAGATCAAATGTTGTTGATTGTTTTTTATTTTTTCGTGCTTGTTTTTTCCAACCCATATATTATACCCAATTTACCACTTTGTTTATTTCTGGTTTGAAATCATCCTCTGGTTTCCAACCCTGTGCTTGTAAATTTTGTGATCTATATTTTTCGCCATATCCCAAAGACATCAACATGATTGGTCTATGTTTAACAAAAGGAGGGTTGCGCCAATTTTTAATCAAGGTAGGCATGCACACTGTATAAGATACATCTATGTCATGTTCCATACAAAACAGTGCGAGATGACTTGCAAACATACCAACTTCAATAGAAGTGGTAGTAATGATTTCGTTCACTTGATCTTCAAACATTTCTTGAGCGTAGTGTCCATTCTCTATTGAATGTTGAACATATCTAGTTGGTTTATCGCACACTCTTGCTGTAAAAATCAACAAGTAACTGTTTTCCTTGATATGATTGTAATAAGGATTAACAATCGTTTGTGCTTGTTTTATTTTACCTTCTTTAGCCGCTTGGTCTTCACTGTATTGTTGTTTTGCAACGCACTTGTTCCAAACTAATATTTTCTCTTCTTTTTTATCAGGACCTAACACATGAACTGAGTAAGGCATAAAATTGTTCTTAGATGAAGTGGCTTTCCATGTTTTGTGAAGCAATTTTTCAATAGTTTCTTTCGGTACCTGCACATCTAAATTATATGATGCCACGTGCTTTCTTTTCATCAATGTTGTTAGCGAGTCCATTAATCCTTTCTTATTATCCAATCGTTGATCACCACCATATCCAAGTCTGTGTTATTGAAAGTGTTGATTGCATCTTCAGGAGTTTCCACCATTGGCTCTTGACAATTAAAACTTGTATTCAACAGCATGGGTATTCCTGTAATGTTGTAAAATTCTTCAATCAGTTTGTAAAATTTATAATTAAATTCTTTGTTCACTGTCTGTATTCTTGCTGTGTTGTCAACGTGTGTGACACCAGGAATCTTATCAGACTTCACAGGCATAATTCTACTCATGTATGGACTGGGTTGATTGGTATCAAAGTATTCTTTATAATGTTCTTCCAACACACTGGGAGCGAATGGTCTGAAGTCCTCACGTTTTTTAATTGTTTTGTTTATGATATCTTTTATGCTAGGATTTCTTGGATCAGCCAATATGCTTCTGTTACCCAATGCTCTATTGCCACTTTCTGATCTTCCTTGATACCAGCCCACAATACTGCCCTTGGATATTGCAGTTGCGACTTCTTTGTTCAAGTCATCATTTGAATACTGTACGGCTTTAAAATCTAACATCATAGTTTCGTATACTTTTTGATCTGGGCCTGCAAACACAGTAGGCGTATGCACATTTTGATTTAAAACATAATCGGCGTGCATATAAGTTCCTAGTGCTTGTCCTTCATCACCGACAGCAGGCGGCACATGAACGTTGTCATAGTGTTTGGTTAATTCTTCATTCATATATCCGTTGTATGCAACTCCACCTGCAAGGCAAATGTTGTCACAAGTTTTCAACGGATATATGTATTTTTTAATCAAGTCTATTGTGACTTGTTGCAGTGTGTGAGCAATATCTTCTCTTGATACCTTTTTGATGACTTCATCAGCAAAGTCGGGCAGTTTATGATTGGCATTCAATACATACGCTTCAATCATAGCGTGTGCTTGATAATTGTATTTGCCATATCCTGCTAGGCCCATTACTTTGCCAGCATCAAGGTATCTAAATCCTAAATCTTGTGCCAGTCTGTTCCACAATCCTCCAATGGGAATCTGTTTAGAAAAGTCTGTGATAAATCCATATCTGTTGATAAAGATACAGTTAAACTTCCAACCTCTGCCATCTATTGCTAGTATGTCGCTGTGATCATAACCTGAAGTTAAAAAAGCATAAGCGGAGTGCGATTGATGATGATCAATGTAATACATTTCGTCTTTGTGATAATGTTCCCACAATGTCAAAGGTTTGAAATCTAAAAAGTTTTTGTTGGGGAAATGTTGATCTAATAAATCAGACACATATTCTTGTCCAAGGTTGCTGACAGTGAAAGCAAACACATTGTCCTGCGTCCTATTTTTAAATGCTTCCAGCACGTGTTCTTTAAAAAATTTCTGGCTTGGAAAAGCATCATGTGGATTTGCAGGATTGAGATTGTGCCGTTTCCTATTTTGTCGCTCAATCTGAATATGCACATCACCATTGTATGTGTTGTGATCATGTATGTTCAATGCCACTGCAAATATACTCATTATGCGTTGGGCTCCTCTAATGCAATTTTTTCTAGTATTTGCAGTTTGCGTTTAATTGGTCTTGGAGGAATGATGTCCATACAACCTCTACAATAAGTTTCAAACTGAAACAAATTAAACGTCATCATTTTGTCTACATTTTCTTTGGTTATGTCAAACTGTCTAGAACCGTTAATCACTTTTCTACTGCAATGTCTAATTTTTTGCAATTCAAAATCTACTACTGGTACTAGCGGAAATTTAGCACAAATACGTCTGTCCAGTTCTGGTGCTTGAATCATTGTGTGATCACCATGATAGTCAGGTGATCGTGAATTATATTCTTTAAATTCTGTGTTTTTGTGTTTCAAATAAGACAAGTCATGTAAGTCTCTGTATTTGAAGTATCCAGGAGTTTCAATAATCAAATTGTAATTGTTTTTGTTATTCTCTGGAAGGAAATCAAAGTTGCCCAATTTTTCAATACGATCTTCGTAAAAATCTAATACCAGATGTTCTATGTAGATTATTTCAGGATCTTCCAACACGTGTGGATATCTTTTTCTTATGAATGAATTGGACATCACTTGCACTACAAGATTAGGATGTTTTTTGATTTCTGCAATAACTTCATCTAGATTTTTTATCAGACCAGGCTCACCACCCAACAAACAGATACGTGTTTTGTAGGGACTCAAATATTCTACTGTGCGTTTCAAAAAATCCATATCCACAGTCAAATTACGCATCTCCAAAGTCCATGCTGTACAGTAGTGACATGACTTGTTGCATGATTTAGATAGATAGAAATCAACCGAAAGATAGTCTGAGTTTTTTAAATCTTTTAATGTTAAGATATCTTTTTTCATTATATCATATTTATTGACACAAATTTTTGGTTGTGCCTGTCTAGGTTATAAATATCATCATGAACAGAATAGTTGCTTTTGGTTGCAGTAATACACAAGGACAGGCATTGCCTGATTTAGAAGATGGCGATAATAATGTGAGTGAATATGCTTGGCCGTCTGTTTTGGCAAAAAATTTAGGCTTTACGGTTTGGAATCGAGCCCACGGAGGAGCCAGCAACAAATTAATTTTGCACAGATTGTTAAACACTGATTTTGAAAAAAACGACATTGTCGTAATACAGTGGACTGCTTTTTGTCGAAGTTGTTTTATTGATACTGATAAAGTTTTACGTATGCTACCATCAGACATCACCAGACCTAAAATAGACAATAAAGAAGCAAATCGACTGCACTCTGCATACTACTATGAACATTTTGATTCTGATTACAATGCTTGGTATGACAGCATGGTTCAAATAAATCTTGCGAAAGCACATCTTGATTCTTTACAACTTAAAAATTTGCATTTCACTTGGGATCCTAGTCCATATCAAATTCAAAGACCTAATTGGAATAAGGTAAATTTAATAACAAAACAGTTCAGCAATGTTGACTTTGCTAGCGATAATGATCATCCAGGAGTTAAATCGCAAGAACTAATGGCTGAATTTATGCAGAAGCATCTAGAACTGATACTTTAAAATTCATTTTTGAACACAACTTTACCTGTCTCAGGGTCAACAACTTGCCAACTTTGTTTACGTTTTGACTTTTTAAATTTTGCACATATACTATGACATTCTGGCGGTGCTATATTTTTTTTAAGATTTTTGTAGAATCTTTTCCATTCTTTATGGTTTAAAATTTTGTCAACAGTATTCGTGGTGTCTATTTTACTTACTTTTAGTAATTTTTGTAAAAGTGGATGATTAAGATTGTTTGGTGAATCTAGATAGCAACAAGGGAGAAGTTCTTGTCTGTTTGTTATAGCAAAGGATATTGTTCCTTTTATACATTGTGGATCAAGTTTAGACATATATTTTTTTAGTGGTTTTGTAATGTTCATAATTAATTCTAGTTCTTCTTGAATTTATAAGTTGAAAGAAAATTTTATTGTCTTTGGCTATTTGCATGGCTGTATCTACATCTTTTTCATTGTACTTGAAGACTATGTATTGCCAAATTGGTGTGGATCTGAGATATTTTTTTGCTTCCAGCATTATATCGAACAATTTTACACCATCCTGATTTATTCTATATTGGTTGCTGTCTTTAGGTAGACCGTCAATGCCAAAGCACCACTCACAATTTGGATATTGTTGAAACATTTTTACATACCATTTTTTAGGTTTAAAAGATGATGCAGTATGAATTGTTGCTCTTATATTTTTTTTCTTACACATATCTAGAATTTTGTCAAATTGCGGATGATGTATTGGATCTGAGTACTGTCCACAAAAGTCAACTCTTGGAAAATGATTTGTAATTACGTCGAATACTTCCAATGACATATCATGTCCTGGAACTTTTTCATTGTTGTCTGTGTAGAGTTTTTGTCTTTGGCACAATGGACATAACAGAGGACATCTGTTAGTGATATCTAAATTAACCCACTCGTTTTTTTTCCTTGTCCAGAATAAATTTGAATGTTTATTTTTCATTAATTGCTTCTTTAATGTATTTAATTAAATTTGCAATCTCATTTTGTTCCAAGTAAGCATGGACAGGCAAAGATAGTATTGTATCTGCCACTTGTTTAGAATTTACGCAATCATCTTTCACGTAATCAATACTCCATGCATTGTACATAGAATTTTCTGATAGTGGAGTTTCATAATGCACAGAAAGATTTAGTTTATTTTTTACTTTGTTTCTTGTTTCTTTGTCTTTGAATTTAATTGTATATTTGTGCCAGTTGTGTTCAACATTAAAAGGCACAGTTGGTGTTTGTATGGGCAAATTTTTAAAAGCACTGTTGTACGTCATAGCATTTTGCTCTCTTATTTGCCTATCACGTGTTAAATTTTTTAAACGCAATTGAATTATTTGTGCATTCAGCACATACATTCTTGAATTGTATCCAAGCATTTCATAATCCTTGCCTTTTCCATGACGTCTTAATTTTTTAACTGTGTTTGCCAATTGTTCATCGTCTGTTAAAAATATTCCACCACCATTTATTCCGGATATAACTTTGTTTGTGTTAAAACTAAATGAACTGCAATCGCCAATAGAGCCTGCTTTACGGTTGTTGATGCGTGAACCTAAACTTTGTGCCGCATCTTCCACAAACATTATGCCATTGTCTTTGCAATGTTGTTCAATATCAGCAGTATCACTCATGTTGCCAAACAGATGCGTGTATATCAACGCCTTTGTGTTGGGTGTGGTCATACGTTTTATACTGTCTAATGAAATATGACAAGTGTCTGCATCTATATCACAAAAAACAGGAGTTGCTCCAACCATGCTAATGCATGATGATGTGGATATCCAACTGAAGTCTGTCACTAATACCTCATCACCTGGACCTATATTCCTACTCTTTAATGAAAAATGTAATGCATCGGTGGCATTGGCAACACTGACTGCATATTTTCTTCCTATCAGTTCTGCAAATTCTTTTTCAAACTGTTCGCAGTTCTCATAGTTGCTTTGCGACATAAAATCATCAAACAATTTAAGATATGCATCTTTGTTTTGTTGATATTCTCTATCCCAACCTTCATACGGTATCATTTAATTCTTCCATTGCTTCTAATATGGGTGCTATGTTTGGTTTTGCAATCTCTCTTGTCCAATACACACTGCCGCCATCATGAATTGATTTGTCTCTCATATAAATTACTTGTTTTCCAAAGTGTTTGCACTCTTGAAATATTCTAGGAGCAGGGTCAAATGTGTCTTTGGTGTACACATATGTTTCAAACATACTCATAATGTTGTCAACAGGCACAAATACATTGTTATTTTCCATATTAACATAGTCTGCTTCATATGTCAATATGCCATGATCCGGATAATCCTTGATTACTTTTTCAACAGTGGCATAGTATCTTTGATTGGTGCCCAAAAATAAATGTTTGAACTTTATATCATCTACGTGTGGCTTGTAGATATCAAAGTTAATAGTTTTCTCGAAGTGTTTGCCCACACCTTTTAGATAGACTTCTGTATCACACAAATCTACAATGCGTTTTGGTGCAAAAAACTCCACAGCCAACGGATATTTTGTAGGATGATTTTCTGAATACACTGATATAACTTTATCAGCAAATAATTTACGTAAAACTTCTTGTTGTAATGTTGTGCATTGGTCATAATCTTGCCAAGCCAATGTCATCATGCTTCTGCCCAGTATAAATGTTACATCTTTGTTGTCTACTGTGATGTCTTCAAACACAATGTTGTTGCAGTGAATGTATTTGTTATTGATTACCTGAATATAATCTTCTCTAGTGAATTTTCTATGTGTAATCACAACAACTCTAGCGTCAATGCCTGCATCATTAAGCAAAGTGCAATATTCGTAACTGTAATAGAATAAACCGTCGACAGGTTTGCTGGATACAACAATATTAATCATTATTTAATTTCGGTGACGTTTATAATTCTATTTCTAAAACTATTAATCTTGCTTTCGTGCTTTTTAGGAATCTCATGCAGGTCACCATAAGGGTCTGCAACTTTTTGTCCACCATGTATGTTTATGTTTACAATTTTTACTTTGCGTAATTCCTTACCCGTCCTTGGGTGTGTAGGCAAATCATCACGTGTTGTGTTTCTACTGCCATTTCCTGCACCAATCATTATTTCAGGATCATCAGCCTCCCAACGTGGTCTTCCTTCCTGCGGGAAACCTATACCTATGCCATATGCAATTTGCTTTGTGCCTGCTTTTACTTCTTCTAGTATTCCTAATTTTTTCTCCCAAAAGTCATTTCCATCTAAATCATTGTGACTTTTGTTACAGCCTGTTGCAAGTCCCATACTCCTAGCGGCTCTCATCACTAGCCCCATTGCAATACCAATGCTGACATAAGCATTTTCCCAACGTGCAGGAGATTTATTTGATTTTAAAGTACCATCACTTTTACAATTCAATTGTGTTTCAGGTTCTTTGGCAACAAACAATATGTAAAGGTTTGCATTTGCCTGAGTGTTTCTCCAAGTGGCTGGCGGAGTTCTAAAATGAGTATGGCCCCATGTGTATTTTGATATTTCTTTTATAACTTTTCTGTCTGCTGTCCAATACACATCATAATATGCCTCAAATTGTTTTGATGGTGAGTTGGTGCAGTGCCATAATAGGTAGTCAATGATTTCTGGTGGCACTTCTTTTGAGTAGTCCCAATTACGTTGACACTTTTGCATCTCGCGAATCACTTCTTGTTCTTGATCCCAATTGTAAAAAAGATGTTTTACTTGCGTGTTTTTCTCCGCACTAAAACGTGGCAATTCAAAAGGTGTAGTAGGTTTCTTATTCATATTCTTAATTTTTCCTAGAGCGATTTAACCCTGATAAATATAGTTGTATTTAATACATTTTAATTTATGATTTTATTATATGGATATATCTTATACTGGATTTTGGCGGCTATTGGCATCACTTGGGGGTACCATAGATACTTTGCCCACGGCGGAAAACAACAGCACCCTGTATTAGAAATCATCTATTTGTATTTTGGTTTACTGTGTGGGGGAAGAAGTTTATTGACTTGGGCAGGTGTTCACAGAATGCACCATGCTTATGCCGACACAGAAAATGATCCTCATAGTCCAAAAAATCATCCTTGGTATGTTGTGCTGTTCAGTCTTTGGAAAGTAAAATCTATTCCAAGAAAATTTTTAATTGACTTGATACGTAACCCAAGAATCATGTTTTTCCACAAATATGGAAAATATATTTTTGCAAGTCATTGGATGATTACTTTTTTAATTTTTGGTGTCAATGCTTTGATCATTAATTCAATGATATTAATATTATCTTACATTGGTTTTGGAGTGCTTAATTTTTATGGACATGATGCACAAGGACCAGCCAATAATTTGTTAATAAACTTGATTGCACCTTTTGAAGGCAATCATAAAGATCATCACAATTACAATCCTAAGGCATCAAATGTTTAATCGAGACAGCAGTGTAGAATGGGTAGAGATGAAGTTCGTTGTTCCAACCAACGCAATTTTACGTGAGTACAAAGAAATAAAAGACACACTGATTAATCATAGACCAGAAGACGGACACAAGGATTGGTACGCAGTTACTTTGTTTGGTTTTGGGTCAGACAAGACAAACAGTCATTGGGAATATAGACAGAAGGGAGAAAAACCTTTTGTTACTGAAGTAGGGAAAAAATGTCAAGGCACTTTGAAATGGGTTAACACTTTACCATATTCACGGATTGATGATGTTAGATTTTTAGTAATTAAACCAAAAGGATATATCACAAAACACATAGATGTTCCAGAAAGAAATTGGCTTGAACCGCTCAACATAAGTATTACGTATCCAGAAGGAAACAAATTTATTTTAAACAATAAAGAAATAAAATATAAACCTGGTATGAGTGTTGTTTTGAATATACATTATGAACACTATGTAGAAAACAACTCAGATGAAGAAAGAGTGCATTTATTAGTACATGGAAAAAAGAACAAAGAGTTTTGGAACGATGTTGACACCTGGCCACAGTAATTACGAAAGTAAAAATTCAGAGTGTGATGTTTTAACGTTCAAGCCTGAAGACAGACCAGACATCATAGAAAAATTAAAACAAATTTCTTTTGATGATTTAGAACAAAAAGAAGATTATGTTACTATTAATTGGTCAGACTTTGAATGTATCACTGTGTTGCTTAAAGATGAAGCAGTGCTAGGTTTTAGTTCTGTTTGGCACCGTCCGGAATACTATGAAAAAGGTGAAGTAAGAATTTTGAATAGATACTGGGAAGATGCAAGTTTAAGAAAACCTGGGAGAGATATTGTAAGACCACACTTGTTGGCAACAATAAATCACCAATTGGAAATTGCAACAAAATTAGGTTTTACAAAAGCATTCATCAGTAGATGTAGAAATAGATTGTACATGAAGAAATTATTTTTAGAAATAGAAAAGAAAACAGGAACAACGTGGCAGTTTAGTGATGACAAAGTTCTTGTTTGTAGAAAAGAAAACCCAAGATGCTGGCAATACAAAGGAATACATGACATTAAAAAAGAGACATGATTTACCACCATTTAAAAAGTTAGACATAACTTTTGATGTAGATAAAATTATTGAAGTGGTACAACAAATGCCAGTAGAAGTGGACGATTTAAAAGCGAAAGACGGCTATGGTGAACTTGTAGGAGGTAAATCTCCTAAACTGCAAAAAGCATTTGGCTTAAAATTTGACTCTATTGAAGATGCTTATAAATTTTTACAAGACAACGATGTTGAAGAATCTGAGTTTAGAAAAGGTTTAGGTGGAAAAAGAATGGCGTGGGATTATAGAAACTATGTGAAGCCATTTGAAAATTACATACAAAAAGATGATGATGGTAGGTTTGAGGTCAACGGGTCTCCATACAAACAAATTGCCCTTTGTCAATACAATCCAGATATGGAAGATAGAGTGTATGATAAAAAAATACCTAAAAACAGATTAGATGAAAGACACTACAACAAAATAAAAGACTGGGTTAAAGGAACTTATTTAGAAGAAGTTGTTACATCATTTAAATCAGAAACAACACGTGCTAGGATTGCCATAATGGATCCAGGTGCTTATGTGGCAGAACACATTGATTACAACACAGATTATTCTATTAGATTTCACATACCCATTACAACAAACAAAGATTGTGGTTTTTATTGTGTGGTAGACGGAGAAAAAGTATATCAAACAATGGAACCAGGATCTTGTTGGTTTTTGAATCAAGGATTAAGACACAGTGCATGGAACAAAGGCACCACTGCTAGATCTCATATAATTGTTTCTGTAGATGGTCAAAAGGATTTAGATGAATAAAACTTGGCATAAAAATTTTTTTATTGAAACAGATTACAAAGTAGAACCTGAGTTTTTCAATGACTACTTCAATGACGAATGGGAAGATAGTAATCAATTGTATTCAGAATACGTGAGTGATGCTACTGGTGGAAAAAACATGAATAAATTTTACGTACAAGAAATTAAAAACTTTGATAGGAAATTGTTAAGATTTATTAAAAGTATTTGGAACCAGTTTGGGATAAGACCAAAAGAATTTAGATGCAATTTCTTTAAAGTTCTAGAAGGTGGAGAGTTGCCTTTACATGCAGATGTAAAAAGCAAATGCTCATTTGTTGTGCCTATTACAGAAAACACAGGTGCATTGTACTTTGATGATGGCAATGATAGTGACAGTATTTTATATGATTCAATGGTTGTGCTAAACACTAAAAAACCTCACGGTGTTAAATCTCCATCAAAGACTCGAATAGTATTTCATATGGGAGTTCATGATGTCGGATTTGAAAAATTACTTTAGATACAACGTTAGAGAATACTTTGAACAGTACATAGATTTCAGCAATCAGTCTGTGCTAGACTTTGGGTGTAATCATGGCAACTTTATTCGTTATACTCCACACAATGAATACACAGGAATAGACATTAACAAACAAATCATTGACATTAACAAAACAAAATATCCGCAATACCAGTGGTTGTACTACAACGGATACAATTATATGTACAATAAAAAAGGAACAGCAAAATTGCAGTTAGAAAACAAATATGATGTTGCAGTATCATTTTCAGTGATTACTCATATGTATGAAAATGAGATGTTAGAGGTTGTTGATACACTTAAAAAAAATTGTAGCAAGTTATTACTGTCATACTATTCAAACACCAACAAAGACGCATACGAAAATATTTGTAGATATAGAAACCTAAAAGCAGACAACTGGAAAGCAATAAGTCAAAGTAATGTGTATTATTTAAAAACCGAAGACTTTTTATGGACCTTTTACAATGATGAATACATTAAATCATTATTGCAATGTGATATAAAAGAAACCAAGTATGATACAAAAACACTGTTAGGAATGCAAAAATGCTTGATAATATAAAAGAAAAACTAGCATTTCTTTATTTGGATTTGCCTCCGTTTCCTGTAACATCTTCATTGATACAAAGGCTAGAAACAATAGTAAAAGAAAGCAGTTTTGATGACCAATTTAGAAATTGTAGACACATACCAATATACGTAAGTGCAGGAAAAGACATACGCAATAACAACTTGATTGAAAAACAATGGTCAAAAGAAAGTGAACAATTGCCTGAGATTAAAAATTACATTGAAACTTATGTTAAACCTTGGACTAATGAATTAGGACGTATTGTAGTGATATGCACAAAAGCAGGAGAATCAAATCCAACGCATATAGATTGTAGTCGAAAAAACTTTGACAAACAGATGCTAGAACACAAATTCAGAGTGGTACTACGTGGACAAACAGACAACTTGTATTTTAATGGACAAAACAAAAATTATCACATAAAAGAAAATTTAATAAATCAGCCTTTTGTAATGTCTGGATATTGGCCTCATAGTATGAGTAATAATAACTCTGATATGAAATTTACTTTGGCAATGGGTGCTCCTTGGACAGCGGAAGACCATAATGCAAAATACGATCAACTATTGGACAACTCTATTAAAAAATACGAAAATTCTTACATATCTAAATTAGATATGACCATGCCTGAAGATATACAAAGTTATTTTTCTAAATAGATTAAATTACTAGTCCTTGTTTGACCATGTCAGTAGGATGTATTTTATTAAAGTATTCATTTTGGATCCAACGTTCACCATCAAAGTCTAGCCACGGAGACCAACCTAACACAATACAAGTTCTATTTTTAATGCTGTTGTGATAGTTAAAATTAAATCTATGTACTTTGTATGTGTTCCAATGATATGCATAACCTGGTTCAAAGTATAATTTTGTTCCTGTATCTTTAAATTCAATAAAATAATCTTCATCAAAAACTACAGGTATCAATACCCTGGACACTATTTCATTTCGTTCATCAGTATGCCACATAAATTCTTTGTCATCTTCGCTTACACTTTTTCCGTGTTCTGCGGCTCTTATTTCTGCTATTCTTCCTTGAATGGATTTTCTTTTGAGTTTATCAAATATGGTTGTAAAGGATCTATAATTTGTTACATCTGTGGCAACACGTAATCCTAAACAATCATCATATGTGTTAAATCCTTTTATCTGTATTTCTTCAGTTTGATTAGAATAATCATAATTTTCTAAATCTCTAACCCACTCTTTTGCATTAACATTTTTTATGGATCTTGGTTGACCTAGACCTTGTGCGTGTGTGGGTATGTTAAATTTGTAGTCAGGGTTATAGTTTAATCCTAAACCTCCATACAATTTACTTCGACTCCAATCACTGTTTCCTCTGTGGCACATACCATACCAACCAAACTTATCGAATGCACCTGTTACGTCTTGTTCTAATTCTTTCCAAGGTAAATCTATAGGAATTTTTACATACTCATCTTGACATTTTGGTTGTAATTCTTTGATACCAAAATGTTTACGAATTTGTTTTTCTCTTGTTTGGTCAGTACCAAAATTTTTATCTAAAAAACTTTCTTGCATAATTTTAAATTATTTATAGCGTCATTTATGCCCTGTTTTTCTTCATGGCTATAACTTATCATGAGTGCCTTTCATGGGCACTGTACGACGCTAATTTTTGGTTCTACGGGGTGTTTTATGCCATTGCCACCCAAGCAGTTCCATCATAGAATGCTGGGTAAGGATTTGGTGTTCCGCCTTTTGCGGCAGGATCCCATGTGCTACCATCTGCTACTGCAATCATACCAGTAACTGGATTTGATGGAGCATTGGTTTGTGGTGATAGTTTTGCAACACCATCCACATCTAATTCTGCATCTGGCTCATTTGGTGAACTACCATTAATTGCAAATTTACCTGTTTTGTAAAATTTAAAAAATTTAGCAAAACCGTGTACACCGTCATCAATTGAGAAAAACATTTGATTTGGTGTGACTGATACAAGACCAAAAAACGTTTCACCGTTTGTGTCTACTTTTGTGAATTGCAATCTTCCAACTGCATCTGTGTCACCTATTGCACCTGCGGCTTTTTGTCTTATGAATGCAACTCTTGGAAATTCATCATCAGTTGCGTGACCAATTCTAACAAGGTTAGTTGCTGTGTCTACATTGATTTGATAAACTTCATTAAGTCCTGTGTTAGGACCTGCGTTAAAATTAACATTGTTGATGTTTGAAATATTTGCGTTTGCACCATCAACTAATTGTGTTGAATCATCTCCAAACACTGAACCTACCACGTGACCTACAACTGAACCACTTACTGATCCTGTTATGTTTGCTGTGATTGAACCTGAAGCGGCATCAAATACAACTTGTCCTGCGGCGTTTTGTACATCACCTTTAACAGTACCTGTTACCAAGTTTGTTACAGTGATATCATCAACATAGGCATTTGCCCATCTTTCTGTGTTTGTTCCTAAATCTCTTGTGCTGTCTGTGTCAGGTGTTACGTTACCTGCAATTCCTGTGAAAGTTAATGAAGAAGCACCAACTGGACTTCCGCCAACTGTTGCACCATCACCAACAAAAAGCGGTGCAACGCCCGCCGTTGTGTAATCCGTTACATATACAAGTTCGCCCAATGCAGGAGTGATTGCTCCACGTTCTGCGTTAGTTCCTCGTCTTAACTGTAATGCCATTTAAATATGCTCCTAGTACGTTTATTTATTCGTATTTATTTGTTCTTCTTAATAAACTTTTTAGTTCTTGTGCTGATATCTGCTTTTACCTTGCTTACATCCAGCCTAAAATCCACGTTTTTGATGGCATCTTTGTAGTGTACAAACATTTCGTTGATTGTAGCCTCTAATTCCTTAGATGAAACGTTTTTACGGCTGGGTTTCATGCGTACTTCCCATTTTTTACCGTCTTTAAAAGTTACATTAATGCTCTTAAGATATTGGACAGGTATAGCCGAAACTTCTACATCTCCGAATATTTCGGGCCATTCTCTTACTACCTGTTTAGGCAATTTGCCTTTGCTAAAACGTACCACAGCGACAGTTTCCACAATCTTAAGACTTTTTCTTACTTGGGTCTAAGTCTTCCGCATCCTTCCTCAATTTTGCGGCTTCCTTGTACAGTCTATCTGCATCGCTTCTCATTTTACCAGCAATCTGTTCATCTGTTAAAACTTTGCTGTCTTGAGGTTTTACACCTTCAGGCATTTTTGGCAATTTAGCGCCATCGGCTTTAACAGCCAAGTCATCAATTGATATGCCTCTTTGTTGAGCAATTACTTTATTCAAATCACTTAATTGAATAATAGACTGAGGATTTTGTACCATCTCGATTTCTTCAGTTGAAATCTTTTCTAAATTTCCTGCTTTAAAAAATTTAGGTAAAGCATTTGTTCCTGATGGCAACGGGTTTCTTTCCATTGCTTGATACAATTCATTAGAAGATTGTCCTTCATTAGATTCAATTATTCTCATTAAACCGTCATGGTCTCCTTCTTCTAATTTTGCAGTTCTTATTACAAGAGCGTGTTTACTGTCTCCTGGAATAGTTCGGTAGACCACTGCAACTTTTTCATTAGTGCCTTTGATTCTACCTACGTGTTTCATGTCGGCCATTATTTTGCCTCCTTATTACTTGCATCTTTGATTGTTGTCGCAGGTGCAGTTTCAGTTTTTTTACCAGCGGCATCTTTTTGTTGTGATTCAACAATTTTTAAAAATGCTTCTAGTTTATTGTAAGTTGCCCCAACAGCCTGCATTTCATTTGCCTTGAATGCACCTCTTGTTGACGCCACATCAATAATTGATCTAATGACTCCCAAATCTTGAACAGTTAAGTCTGCCGCTGGTGCTTGAGCGCCAGCAGGTGCTTGACCTACCTGTGCTTGTTGTGGAGCATTTTTTGTTTCTTCTGTCATATCGATATGTCTCCTTTATTATTTTTAGACTTTGTTATAACTGAAATATTTACTATTGATGAATGAATGGACAGCTCAAATTGAATATGGACATTTCTTTTGGTGCTTCAAACCCTACCAAAAAAATATATTGAAACTTGGCTTCGCCGTCAAGCACGAGATGTCTACCAAAATAGTATCGACTTTTTAGATTTTGTTCTATCCACTTTACAACCTGCTCTCCTAATTCATCGGATTCAAAGTTGTATTTTTCACAGTTCAAGTTTTTTGGTTTCTTTTTAAACCTTCTTACATTGAAATAATTTAGTGGATTGGGTGTGTTTGTTTTTTGTAGCATTAATCTTCGTATCTTACTGTGACGCCGAATGGTGCTTCAACGTTTTTATCGTGATGTTCATGCACCACAAACACAGTATCACAGTACTCTGAATCTCCCCAGGTATCCCAAGTATAACCATCTGTAAACATGATAAACTTTTTAGGTTCAATGCCATGTTCTTTCATATACTCCCAGTTTGCCATAAAGTCTGTTCCGCCACCGCCTTCAATATTGTATTCTGTAAGACTGTCGTCATGCGGCGTAAAATCTTGTTCGTTGTGAACCTCGGTGTCAAAGCACCAAATTTTAATATTGTAATCTGCATACTGTGACATTATGTTTTGTATTTCACCTAAGAATATTTTAACTTGTTCATCTCTAATAGAACCTGAAGTGTCTATGGCAACACACACATCAATTGTTTCATCGTGTTTTGTACCAGGAAGTATAGCACCAGAGTGCCATGCTTTTCTGCTAGGTCTTGTAAATGTGTAGTCGTTCTTAATAACACTTTGAATCTGTGTTTGTAGCACTTCTCTCCAATTCATTTTTGGCTCTGTAAACTGCTTTATTACTCTTTCAATTTCTTTAGGAAGATTGCCTGCTCCGGCAGTTTGTGCCGCCTGCAACATAGAGTCTTTTATTTCATCTTTAATTGATTCTAATTCTTCTTTAGAGTATGTAGGTTGTTTACTGCCTTTATCATCTTTATCTTTTTTATCTCCACCACCTGGCGTGTTTCCTTTTTCCCAATCAATGTGTTCATCTAAAAGTTTTCCAAGTTTGTCCATCTGCTCTTTACCTTTTTTGTAGATGTCATCATACACTGCTTCTGAAGTCCAACCATCATATTTCCAATCTTGGAATATTTGTATGTCCTTTGGTTTTTCACCAATATTATCTCTCACAAGAGTATTGTTCACAATGTAATCACAGGCAATGTTATGCAGTTGTGGATCTCTATCTTCTCTTCTAGTCATGTGATCAAATACACAATGAAGTATTTCATGTGCAATTACAAATTCTATTTCTTTGTTTGAAAGTTTGCTGAAGAACTCTACATTGTAAAACAAGTTTCTGCCGTCAGTTGCCGCAGTTGGGCACCATTCATCACATTCTTGTATTTGTAATCTAGTAGCCATGTTACCAAAGAATGGATGTCTTAACAACAATCCTACTCTTGCAACAACAATTTTATCTATTACTTCTGCTTTAAGTATTTTGTACTCTTCTGGTGTAATTTTTGTTTTTTCTATTGTGTCCATCATATTATATTATACATTTTTTTGGTATTATAGTCAACCTGTTTTTGGTATAGGGCACCGTTAAAAGTGCCCTATTGTCAGCACTTTTATTTGATTGATTGAGCGGCAGTGACATACTTGCCATATTTTTCGTGGAACTCATCAAAACACTTGACTTTATCAGGATCAATCGGTAATTGATACTGCGTTAGAGCAAGTTTAATACCCATTACAACAAGTTCGGTATCAAAGTTGTCCATCATAAATCTAAGAAACCTATTGACCTTTTCGTCAAATTTCTTATCTTTCTTGTCACAAGCATCTTTAAGTTCATAACATAAAGAAACCGTAAGCGAGTACATAGCACTTATTTCTTTCGATTTCAATGTGTCCACTTTACCATCTAAAATCTCAGATGGATTTGGCAACTTACTTGCCACTTTTCTGTGAGCCATGAACTTAACTGCAAGTCCTTCACCCACTGCACCACTGACCATATCAGTCGTTGTGCTTTCATCCAATTCATCTGTTAGTAATTGACTAACAAATGACCAACTTCTCGGAGTCGCAAACGAACGACTAGGTGACTTTGGATCAAAGTCGTATAAGTCCTTCTTGCTGAAAGTCAAATATCCTAAAACATCTTTATGGATGCTTTTGTCAACTGCCCATTCAAACCAGTCATCGAACTCAACTTTCATCTCCAAGTGAATGAATCTATTTGCCAACGGAGCAGGCATTCTGTAAACAACACCTTTGTCTGCCTCTCTATTACCTGCCGCAATAATAACAACATTGTCTGGTAGGCTGTATGTACCAATTCTTCTGTTTAGGATTAATTGATATGCCGCCGCTTGTACACTTGGTGCCGCGGAATTCATTTCATCTAAAAACAAAATGATACATTTATGTTTCTTGGCTAATTTCTGATCTGGAAGTTCTGAAGGTTGAGCCCAATCCATTGTATTCTCTTTTGAATTGAAATATGGAATACCTTTAATATCTGTTGGCTCCCATAAACTTAACCTAATATCAATAGTATGAGCATCCATACTATCTCCAATTTGGTGAATGATTTCTGATTTACCAATCCCAGGGCCTCCCCATAAAAAGATTGGTCTTTTAATTTTTAGTGCGTGTAAAATACTAGCCTTTGCCTTGTTTGGGCTAACTTGTCTAGTACCTATTGTGTCTTGTGCTTTTGGCATATGTTTGTACTCCTATATTAACTTGTTGTATAGTATTATAATATATTCATGTACCAAAAATGTCAACCAGAAATAATGACTTAAAACGTCAAGGTTTATGCGGGTGATTTGACCTGTGGATAACTATTCTTCAGTTTCTAGTCTTGAAATTGCTTTATTGAGACCGTATTTTCTAATATCTCCAGAAAATAACATCAATTCCATTGCTTTTCTTTCGTTGGTAACAACAATACCATCTTCTGCTAATAGATATGGACAATTAATATATTTGTCTAAAAATATAATCACTTGAGTTGTAAGGGTAAAATCTACAGGAAAAGGAACTTCGTAAACTTGTATTTCTAATCTTTCAGTTATAAATGTAAACCCTTCATCGGTTAACCTCAACCCTCCTGAACGTCTAGTGTTTTTCCACCAAATAGGCATGTATTCTTTCATGGTATTTTCACCCAACGAAATATTTGCTTGTTTTAGGAAAACTTTTGTGTAGGCTTCTTTAGAAATCATTTTTCACTGACAGTTTCACCTTGGGTCAATTTGACCACTGTGAATTCTTCAGTGTTGAACATAGTGTTCAATTTCTTCGCAAGATTGAATGCGTGTCCAGGATTTGAAAATGAGACCTTTTTGTATTTTGGTCCTGGATAATTGTTCAATAGATTAGATGACTTCAAATTGAAGGGATTGTTTTTGTAGAAAACTGCCCAAATGGCTTCAGCCGCCAAAACTTGCTCTGATTTATAGTCGCTTTTATTGACGTTTTCTAATAATATTGTTGGTTTAGGTCTACTCATAATATGTAATATTTATCCAATTTTGGATTATATTATGCGTAGTTAATAGATTATAGACTTCCGCCGTCTACTTTAACTTCAATATCTGATTGATTATCTGCTTTTGCAATGATGTTTTCGTAGTTACCAGCCAATCGTGCCAACACTGTGCCAAGGCTATATGCAACTTCTTTGGCATTTGCTATGTCCAAAGTAACCTGCTTCTGTTGTGAACTGTCTGCATTTTTAATCTGTTGTAGCAGTCTTTCAATGGGTGCAGTGTTAATAGGTGCTTTTGTTTGCATTTGCTAACTCCTGTTTCATTTCTAATTGTGTTCTAAACGGACCTTTAAAAGGATATCTGTCTAGTGTCAACATTTTAGGGCAAAAACTTCTTACCCATCCTTTTTCAAACTTTATAATGTAGTATCCTGCACAATATAAACTTTTAGATTTTTTGCTTTTTGTAAACAAAGGTAATTTTTTTTGCACATCAAATATTTGATTGTATGCTTTGAATTTGCTTGGGTAGTCATATACTGAAACTTCTTTCAAAACTTTAGGAAAATCTTCTATATCGTCTAAAGTAGATCCCCACATCCAACTTCCATCAAATCTGCTTTGAAGTTGTACCTGATTATCAAATATCATTGTACCAGTATCGCAACTAAACATATACCTTCTGTCTTCTTGTTTACAAATTGTTCCTAGTTTTCTTCCATCTTCTTCTAGTATCCAAAAACGTCCATCTAGTATAGGTTTGGCAAAATATTTTGTTACCATGTTATTCTCCTTTTTTGTATTTTGCGTTTAATGGTTCTGCATATGACTCTGGAGAGTCTGCAATTCTCTGCATATCCCATTTTGCACAGAACTTTATTAGTTTTAAACCAACTTGTTCTATTTGTTTTTCAGTAGCACTGGCTACTGTGTCTTTTATAATCTTTTGTATTTCATCTGGTTGTGCTGTTAAATCACACAGTTTTACATTTCTTTGATAATCATCTAGCACTCTGTGTTCTGCACCTTCATGATCTACCCATCTTTGTAACATTAAATTATTCCAATTATAACCTTTTGATTCTCTATCTGCAAAGGCTTCAAGTAAACCTACTTTCTTTTTAGTTCCTTTTGTACGCACACCAGGATATGCTGAAAAAACGTTGTCTGAACTATCGCCTCTCATACATTTTTCAAATAACAACCATTGTGGATTTGGAGCAGGTTTTTCTTCTTTTGTTTTTTTGTCTATCACACGTTTGCCTTTTTCATCAAAGTATCCTTCGTGTGTGGTTGTAATATCTTGAATACCATTAAATTGTTTTACATTAGGTGCAATCAGTTGGGCAAAGTCACCATCTGTAGATACAACTACATGATTATCGTTAGGATGTGCTTGGATCCACCCTGCAATTAAATCATCTGCTTCTAAATTTTCGTGTCTCAATACAGTACAATTAGTTTTTTCGTCAATAAAATTTTTAAAATTATCAAATGTTTCCCAGAACACTTCGTCTTCTTCTACCTCAGTTTCTGTTCTAACTGCTCTAGCATCTGACCTATTACGTTTGTATGGAGCATAATGATCCTTTCTCCAACTTCGTCCTTCTAAACAGAACACAACATGACTGCCATCAAAATCTCTCCATACTTTACGTATTGAATTAAATGTGATGTGCAGTGCCATACCTATCTTTTCATTAAGGTCACCTCTAATAACGTGCCTTGCTCTGAAGAATGTGTTTGCAGTATCTACTAATATGTGTGTTGTCATGCGTTAAACTCTATACCGTTTGTACGGTCTCCTTCATAAAAACCTGTGTCAAATAAATCAAAAGCCATGCTGACTCTTTCTTTTTCACCTTTGTGCGTGTCTGCTTGATGAAATATGTAACTAGGAAACAGTGTTAAGCCACCTGCAACATTTTTTGTTTCATACACCATTCTAGGATTCACAGGATTGTGATATACTGTTTGCGTTGAATAATCTTCAAGATGTAAATTTCCGCTCAAATAAGAAAAATGTTTAGCACCATGACAGTGTATGTCTATAGGTTGATCTTTCCTTAATACGTTTGCCCAGCAAAACATAATACATTTTCTTGGTTGTGTTTTGTATTCGTCCATAAAATTAATGTAAGACTGTTGTAGCCAATTAAACAAAGTATTAAACACACTAACATCTTTTGCTTCTTTAAACAAGTTAAAACTTTTGTATTGTGCAGTTAAACTTTCTTTTCCTAAACCAGTACCACCATCATCTCCAGACTTACCTTTGTGCGTAGCAATTATATTTTGTTCGTTGCTTATGATCCACTCACGCATTGTATTCAAATCTGCAGTGTTTTCGTATTTGTCAAACCATAATGGAATGTTCCATGTTGGAGCAAACTCATTCATTGGATGCATACTTTTGTGGATTTGTAACATTTTATCTCGCAGTGTATATGTCTGATCTATTAATTCTTCTTTTCAACACTCTTAATAATTCATCCATTTTATCAATTACAGCAATTAAATCTGGATCAACAATCATTTTTTGTTGTTGTCTTAATGAATCATACTCTTTGATTGAAATACGTACCATAGGTGATAAGTCTCTAGTGGATTCGTTTTCGTATGTCATATCATGATCGTGTGTGTCTGCACCGTGTTCATGTGTGTCGTTGTTGTCTGTCATATTTTCTCCTTAACTAATTTCCGATTTATCGTCACTTAAATTTTTTGTGTTAATGTACCCTGCACCTCTGTCTGGATCTTGTCCACTATCTTCAAGCACTTGTTTTGCAATAGTTTTAAACCACTGATCAACTATCTGTTCATTTGATTCACCTTTGTATCCTGCGTCAACCAACTGCTCAATAAATTCATTGTTCCAATCTAGTTCAAAAAACCCATTCTTTATATTGTCTTTATTAATGTGTGTGTTCAACACAGCCACCCAAGGTTTTCCATCTTTAGTTGCTTTTTCTTTTTCCAACTTTAATGCTTCTAATTTAGGATCACTGCTTGGTGTTGTTTTCTCTTCTGTCTTTTTAACAAAGACATCTTTTACTTTTTTCATTATATCCATTTTCTTATCTCCGTTAAATGTTTTTCTTTTTCTTCCTTTGTCATATTTTTACGTTCCCCAGGCGTTTCCGAATATGTCGACATGGAGTCTTGGAGTATATCTCCATCCTCTTGCCATTGCCAATTCGGCAACATTTTTTGTGTTGAGTTTGTACTCTTCTGATCTGCCTCCCAATGGCATGATATAAACGGGAACGTTGATTCCCACTTTATTGTACTCGGCAACTGCTTTTGAAACTTCATCAACATCGGAAGCATCAGCAACCACAAATTTAAAATACATTTTACTATTAGGAATCCTACTGTAAGCAAGAGCAATTTCAGGCTTAATAGCAGTAGCCCAAGGTTCACCTGATACGGAAAGTTTTGGAGAGCAACTCCAAGTGACTTCGAACCTGTCTTGATTTCTGATGTAGTCTTCAAAATCCTTATGTAAAACCTGCGTTGTATTTGTCTCGAAAGTAACATTTTTTAAATCTTTCATTCTAGGATGTTCAAATAAATCGATGTATAATCTCTGCCATCCTAACAAAGGTTCACCGCCTGTCAAAATAAAATGGACATCTTGTCCATTTGCCATTGTCCACTTGCCTTCAGGAGTTAATGATAACACATGATCCACTACTTCGTCAACCGTTTTGTCCATCATATATTTTTTAAATTCTGGATATATGCTGGCATATGTGTCGCAACCTGTGTGAATGATCGGCAAGTCTTCAAACTTTTCAACTTTGTCTAAAATCCCATCATCTAATAATGCTTTAACTTCTGGATTGTATTTTATTCCTTGCTTTAACTTCTCTGCTCTATTAGGATGTCTATCTAAACCAAAGTTCATACATCTAAAGTTACAACCAAATGTTCTTAAAAAAACACTAGGAACACCTACAAATCTTCCTTCACCTTGCACAGAATAAAATGCTTCTGAATATCTCAGTTTACTTGCCACTAGCAAATTCCTGTTGTAATTTTATATTGTCCATAAATTCCTTTTTAGTACCTGCGTCATCTTTAAATGCACCTTTCAGTACTGTTGTTTGTGTAAGACTACTATGTGCCTTAACACCTCTGTTTTCAACGCAACCGTGTGTTGCTTGAACATACACACCTAAGTGTTTTGCATCAGTGGCTTTTTCAATTTCACGTGCGATGTCATTTGCAAGTTCTTCTTGCAGTGTACCACGTTCAGCACACCATTGAGCAATACGTGTATACTTGGAAAGACCTATCAGTTTGTCTGCGGCAATTATACCAATGTATGCAACACCTCTAACAATTTGATGATGATGCGAACACATACTTGTAAGTTCACTTCTTACAACTAGCATACCTTCATATCTTGATGCACTATCATTTGGAAATGCAGTTGCAGTAGGCATTGGATCATATCTTCCTGCCATTAGTTCGTTCATATACATTTTTGCAAGACGTTTACCAGTTCCCTTGCTGTTGGGATCGTTATGTCTATCAATTAATAATTTGTCAAGAACATTTTCAAAAGCAACTGCGGCTTCTTCAATAAGTTCTTCTTTGTCGCCTTCTTTTAAGACTTTAGAAATATTATCTCCTGCCCAATACCTTACACCGGCCTCTTTCAGCCTTTCAATTATTTCTTTACTTTTGCTCATTAATCCCTCTTGATATATGTTTCAAGCACATCAAGTTGATCATGATATTCAGCAATCACTTTTAATTCCTTTTCAATTGCTTCCAATACGTCTGGATGTTCTCCAATACCTACTGATTTTTCCATGTATATTTCAACATTAGCGGCGTGTTTTTTAATATGACCTTTTGCGTGTTCCACAAGAGCATCATATATCATTTGTCTATTGCTCATAGTTTTCTCCTTATTATGTTATATTAACAAATTTGTTCCACTTTGTCAATGACTGCTTTGGCTACTGTTTGGTTTGCTTCTACCGTATAGTGGTTTACATCACCACGATTCAATAACCAAAAATCACTGAAGTCTAATTTGTGTGTTTCTTTAGAAATATTGGCACTTAAACCAAAATGATCTATTGCCAAATATGGTACATCACCTATCATTCTGTTTATTTCTTCCCTTATCAATTTGTAGGTACCTATCTGATAGTCATCGTCCCAATGATGTACAAACCAATTTTTGGCAGTGGATAGACTTTCATTGAACCAATCAAACCTATCTTTTAAATCACTGTATATCAAATCACAGTCTTTGTGCAGTCCTTTTTTATGAATAGGATGTTTTGATGTGTGTACTCTGAATGGACTGGTATGTGCCACTATCACACATTGATACAATGATTTCCAATTAGGATTTGTGCTTTCCAGGTCTTGTAATTGACGCAATATCTTGTATTCTCCTACACCTGCTTGAGCAACATTGTTCACGGAATATTCTTCTGCTAGTACGTCTACCCAACCTGGAGTTTTTGCTTTGTATTCTGCCGCGAAACTATCACCTAATAATGCTATAAACTTTTTAGCCATGGTATGTATTTCTCCGCCACTGCTGTGTGGTAATCAATATTAAAGTGTTCTTCATCTTCTAAAAAATAATCCTTTGCTTGTATATTTAGGCTTTGCAGATAGTCTTCCACACTCTTTTCTGCTCTTTTGGTAACTTTCATTTTACCAAAATAATCTGTCTTAGTGGGCCATACTCCTCTGCTTCTGAAATTGAACACATACAGTTTTGCTTTGTTGTCTGCACAAATATTGTCCCATGCATACAAGTTCAATAAAAATTCTTTCTTTTCTAACATAGTGTTGCACTCATTGTACAACTTTATATTCATCCAGGGATCTGATCTAAGGTCTGGCTTTATTAAACCTTTGTCAGGACTAAACTCTAAACCTAAACTGTTTTGATAATCTTCACCTGTTGGTTTAGTAAGTATTTGAACTGTTTCCCCTGCAACTGGTTGATCACTAAATTTTCTAATTAAGTCTGTACTCTCTTGATGTTCTAATGTAAAATGATTTGTTGGCACTGCTTCATTTTCTAACTTGGGATCAAAACTGATTACCATTCTATTCAATGGCGCCAAACAGATGTACACTTCTGTAATATCATCAAATTTTTCAAACATAGATTTTAACCAAGTTGTGTACAAAGTGTTTGTACTGCCTGGTTGTGCATATATCGAAACTGGCTTATTTGTTAGTTTTTGATATATTTCACAATAGTTGTTTGAATTCCAAAAGGAATAACTGCCAGGACCTACTTTACCTGCCACAGTTTGATAACCAACTGTATGACTGTCTCCTATGAATAATGTTCTGCTCATTTTTTAAACTTTCTTATGATCCAAGTGACCAATGCCATTATGGCAGTGATTAATGCTCCTATACCTAACTTCATTTTTTAACCCTAATATCGTAATTGACAATACATCTTGGTCCTTTAGTTGGAATGCCGCCGCCATGTAAAATACTTCCATCAAACATCAATACTCTGCCTTTTTTAGGTGTAACACGTTTGATTATCTTCTTTTGATCGTCAAACAAAATTGTATCACCATCTGCATCGTTAACATAATATATCACAACTGTGTGATCAATATTTAGATCCGTGTGTGGAGCATAATGCTCCAACTTGGTATCATGTGGCACAGACACAAAACATCTTGCTAATAAAATGTTATCTAGTGTCCAGTTGTTGTGCATACACACTGCTACAGGAATCATTGCAAAGTTTTCTAAATGCGGACTGAATGTTGTGTGCGATTTTAACAAATGTACAAAACTTAAAGGC